GTCACCGCTTGTGGCATAACCACCAGCAAGATTTCTTCCTGTCGTGCTATAGTTACCTGCTTCGTTCAGATAACCCATTTGATTCTCAAGCATTAAAGCTGTCGCTTTCAGGACTTTAGGATTCTTAATTTTACTTCCTTCATCAAGGATGTCTTTCCATTTTACTACCAATTCTTTAAGATCCATTTCTTTCCTCCTAATTTTCTTTTCTAAAAATTAAATTTTATTTTCTTTTAGCATTCTCAACCAAGTTGATTTTTGTTTTTCAAAAGGACTAATCGCTTCATCAAGAACCGCTTCGTTCTTTACCACTGGGGCTAAATCAACATGACCGTTGCCATCTGCTTCTGCAGGTAATACACTTGCTGGTGCATCCACCATACTAACTCCGCATTTAGGGCATGTACCCGTTCCTGCTTCGCCTTCAAACGAATAAATTGCGCCACATTTAGGACATACTGTAGAATTTGATGCTGCTTCGCCTGCCGGTTCTTCCGTTCCTGGCGATACTTCTTCGTGCAAAATGTTTTCCGTAACATATTTGAACTTTTTATCAATTTCTGTTTTGTCTGTAATATCTCCTAAAAGACTAAAAACTTTCGTTTTCTGTGATTCTAACAGACCATCACATTTCTTGCGGAGATAAAGTTGAGCTGCCATAATTTTGGCATCTTCTTTTAGCTCCATCTCTTTAGCCATATGTGAATTAACATCGCCTTTCAGTTTAAGAATTTCTTCCTTTGCTTCTCTCAGCAAAGATTTTACTTCTTCATCAAGCATGCCTTCATCAATAGCTAATTTGATTTTGAATTGTTCAATTAATTCATTATACAATTCGCCTTTTTTTGCGTACTCCAAAACTTTTTCAGGAATTTCAAGTTCTTCATCAAGGACTGAATCAACAAAATCTGAAAATTTAGAAGTAATGTCTTTCTTATAATCCTCAAATTTTGCCTCATATTCCTCTACTAAGGCTTCTTTTTCTTCCTTTAGAAGTTCATCGGCACGTTCTCTTGATTTCATCTCAATAATAGTTTCAATCTTTTCAGAAATTGCTATTTGTTGTGCTTCATCAAGTGTTTCAGCACCAAGTACCTTCAATACTTCTTTCAGCATTTTTCGTCCTCCTACTGTGTATTATCATTATTGATAGAGTTATTTATAATAGATATTTAAATATTGATTTGTATCTGAAAATCCTTATAATCAAAGGACTATTTTTACATGAAATTTATTGAATTTTAAACAATAAAAAAGCTCTCATTTAGAGAGCTTATTATACTTTTTATAGGGATCATTTTCCCTTTCTAAATAATCTGAAAATTCCTATTGGGCCTGTTTTTCCTCTAGCTTCTTTATCTTTTATATCTAATTCTTTTTCATAATTTTTTACTTTTTTATCAGCTAGTTTTACTTCATCTCTCTTATGTTCATTTCTATTTTTAAAATTTTGTTTTGCTCTTAGAGTATCACCACGCTGCTCAACTTTTTAGCTTTTATTCTTTGAGCTGATGCCTTTAATTGTTCTATTCTAGCTATTTCATCAAGAATGTCATCAATATTCATTTTTATATCCTATTTATCACTTTATAATAATATATTTTAATGTTTAAGCATTCTTGATAATACTTCTCGCATACTTTTTAATTTTTCTTGTGATTTCTTTTTTATATCACCTTCTGGCATATTTTTTAATAATTCTGATTGTTTTTTTATCATTGATCGTAATGAAATAACTTGAGCATCAGCAAACTCATCAACTTTATGTTTTACATCTTTAACGTAATCTTTTTCATACATGTCAAGCATTATATGTTCCTCCTTTATATTGATTTTTCAATTTGTGATAATCTTTTTACCAATCCGTTTACTGTGCCTTCAGGTATATTTAGTAAAATTGATATTTTATTCCAAGTAAGATTCTTTTTTCTTAATTCAAGTATATCTAAGATAATTTCATCAGAGTATTTTTGATGAAATACTCCGATTTTTTGTTTAGTTGATTCAGATAATTTTTTACCTGTTTGCCCTTTGCTATTATTTCTTCTGTGTTCTTCTGTTTGTATTTTTCCTGTCAGTCCTTTACTTATATTTTCACAATGTTCTTTTGATCGTATTTTTCCTTTAGTGCTTAAACTTATTTGTTTTCGTACTTTAAAAGGGACGAATTTTCCTCTGTTACCAATACCTATTTTCTTTTTTGTTTCTTCAGTGGGATGATACCCCGAACTACCTTTTCCTCCAAGAGTTAAATTATATCCATTTGGTGTAAGTGTGCCTAGCTCTTTTATAAAATAAACTTCTTTTTCGTCAAGATCTTCTCTTGTATTACATTCACATAATATAGACCTCTCAAAATTATCAAATCCATGTTTTCTCATTGAATTATGAATGTAATGACCAGTACCTTTTATTACATTGGTCTTATGTTCTTTTTTACGAGAATCTAATGTTTTAACTGTTTGACCAATATATTTTTTGCCGGTGAATATGTTTTTTATTTTATAAATTATACCAAACATATTTATTTTATAATTGCTTCTCTATTTTTTCTATCATTTTAAAAATATCAAAAAAATATGCTTTTCTGGCTTCTTCAATTGATATAGTTGTTTCGGTAACAATTTCAGGTGTCGCAGTTTTTGGAATATGAATCCACGGAACATCAAAATCTTTACTTTCGGTTACGGCATTGATCCATGAGGGCTGATTCGATGGGTCAATAACCAAATCCCATGTAATCATGAAATAATCATCATTGACATATCCATCGCCTTCATTGACTGTTCCAAGACCCCGACTGGAAATACCAATGCGTCCTTCTTTGATTAGTGTTTTAGCGATTTTTCCCATAGGGGTATCAATGATTTTAGCTTTTCCAATCAGGTCATTCCCTTGCCATTCAAGTTTTTCAATAAGATGTGAAATGCTTTGTGGTGTAATTTCCGGGCAATTACCTGTAAAGAACGATACACTATCATTGTTTCTTACATAAAAATTTTCGTTTTTTACTTGAACACAGTAGACATTACCCTCATAGTATTCTTCCGTAATTTTCATGAACCTATTGTCGGGGTATATGCCCTTAGTTGTCATTATTCTCAAAAAATATAAGGGATGTTTATTTTCCGATTTTATAATCCTATCGGCAAATACATAATCTTGTTTACATATTTCAACAGTTTTTCTAACAGACAACCCACATTTAAAAGCTATTTCATGGAGATCATCTATCAATTTTTCTGATGTAGAAAATACATCTTTTAACTTATCGTTATTTAAAAATCCTCTACCATCGCCTATGCCAAACCAATATAACATTTCTTCTAAACAATCAACAGATAAATTTTTAAATTCGGCGGGTATGTATTTATTATAACAATTGCCCAATGGTAACAGAACTTTTGCAAGTCTAACATCTGTAAGTCTAAATGTTATTTTATTCTCATACACTCGTTCTTCCCATACCATATCATCGGGAAACCCCTTTAAAAGTGATCGTATTAAATCTGATTTCTCACCGATATTTTGTGCAATACAAACAGTGTTTTTTTCGTTTCTTCCTTTTGCTAACCAACCTTCTGATAGATATAAGCCCAAGAATCCCACAAAAATTTTCATATCAATAATACTATCTGATGAATATATATTTTTATTTCTATAATACGATAATTCATCAATATCAACACCCTTTAGAACATAAACATCGTCTTCACTATTTGAGTGCCACGTTCCGGTTTTGGGGATATATGATTTTTGAATTTTTAGTGTTTCTGGTGTTCTAACTTCCTCTGATGTAACAAAATAAGGAGTTTCATATCTATTAAATAACAGATGTCGGTGGTTGGGCGTGAATGACATATTAAGTTGTCTACCAGAGAAGTTAATCATGTTGCCAACAAAGGGAATTTCAATTTTTCGTTTTATTTGGTGATATTCAATATTTCTGGTATCTGTGTTCAATGTTGCTATAATTTCATTATCTGAAATATTTCTAATTTCCTTCCACCCATCTTTTGTTAACACTTCTGTGTCACCAAATACACAACTTGGATGTGATAATTCGCCCCATAGGCATTTATTAGCTACCTTTTCCATAAGTTTATCAACTTCACGTTCAAGGGTGGCTTTCTTATAAATTCTATTATTGATATTTTTATTTTCAGCAGAAGAAAAAACACCTTCTACGAAAATATTTGAATCATCAGATGAATTTACTTTGATGTTTTGTGATACTTCTGTTAAAAGTTTCATTTTCATTATGTTTATTACTCCTAATTATTCTTCGGTTACTACATCGCCTACGCCTGCTGGAACTGCGCCGCCAACAGCACCAAATCTAATTTGATAAACACTAGCAACCGTTTGCCAAATAATTTTCGATTTCAATGGGAAACGTGTAACCAATTGCTGGATTACTTCAAAAGCGTCAACATATTTCTGTGGTGTATTAGCTTTTTCTAATCTGAATTGAATTCGTCTTAGACCTGTTGATAGATTATTATATTCGCCAGGTTTGATGCCAGTTTCATTTGGCTCTAACATAGTTTCATCCAATTTCTTTTTCTTTTCATCTTTTTCGTCATCGTCATCATCGCCATCATCTTTTTTGCCTTTTTTAAGCCAAGGGGGCAGACCTTTTTTCTTTTCGTCTTCTTCGCCCACTAGAAATGTGCCGATTCTATCTTCAACTGATTTTGTCATTATAAATAATCCTCCCTATAACATGTTTCTCTTATTTATATTTTTTTCTTTTTTGTTAGTAATCTTTTTTTAGGTTCTGGTTTAGGTTCTGGCTCTGGTTCGGGATCATCCATCGTCATAGGATCTGTTGTTTTGATATTCGGTGCCGTACCTGGCTCAACTGCCACAAATTGTTGTTCAATATCATTTTTTAATCCCAATTTAGCTTTAAGAAAATCATTCTTAGCCTGTTTAATCTGTCCCTGAACTAATTCTTTAGCATGTAAAAAATCATCTGATTCAAACGAATCTAGGGCCGCCTTTATTACTCTGTCGTCCATTACAAAAATACCTCCGTAACATTATTATTTATTTCACAATATATTTATAGGTTATATTATGGACATGTAAACATACTAAAATCCAGTATCTTCTTGCCCGCCCGGTGGCATACTCATATCAGGTGCTTGCTCTTCGCCAGTACCCATTCCCTGCATCTGCATAGTAATCATACCAGGTGCTATTCCACCGGCACCATAACTATCAGCAGCATCCAAAACTTCATCAGGTGGGAAGTATTTCTTATCGTTTTTAAATCCTTCTCTATTTTCTAACAATTCATCTTCCGTCCAATGTAAATATTTCTTTACAAGATACGATTTAGAAAATTCAGCATTTTGACATAGAGCATTATAGTTTTGAAATGCCTGTTCCAAGAACCCTTGATGCATTTGTTCTTTATAATGTGATGGTGGGTTCATTCTAATGGTAAAACTATTTTCTGTCAAACTATATTGTTTTTTGATTCCTTTGAAATCAAGATGTAACAAGAATAAATCGACCAATTCATTACAGAACTTTCGTTGTTGACGTTCTAGGAATTTTGCCCATTTTATTTCATCTCTTGAAATTTGGCCTGATCCTGTGCCGCCAAACATTACTTCTTGTCCTTGTTCTACACCTTGGGTTATTCTTGATATAGGGTATTTCAATGCTCTATATAATTTATGACTAAAATAGAAAATATCTGTTAGTTCAGTAAATCCAGCAGCATTTCCACCAACACTCGTTATGTCAGATCCACGACCTTCAGATGAATTCTTCACGAATATACCTGCTGTCATGGCAAAGTTATGATTATTACCATTATTTTTAATTGTAAGACAACCTGTATCTTCTTTCACATCAAGATATTCCACTTTTACTACTTTGTGATTTATAACTATACTCTGTTTGAATTCTGTATATGTTTTACATCCAAACTCTTTATTCAAAATTGTATAGAAACTTGATTTTCCTAAATGGGTTTTATGGACGTTTTTTATATTTTGATTTATTTGTGACCAATGTTCTATAAATTCTTTGTTGTTTGATAGATTTATCAACATTTCATCAAAAGATGGATTATTCTTTACATACTCATAGACAATGTAGTGTGCTGTCTTATAATCAGTTTTAGATGATTGGACATCACTCATATGATTTGCAAATTCCTCATTTTTCCAACGATTTGCTGATGATTGTGAAGATTTTTCTCTGTATTCACAATCCGTTGCCCATTTATTTTGTATACTTTCTTTTACTTTATCATTATGGGCTTGTGTCTTTGGCTTACTGACATTTTCATAGAATATTTCATAATTATCAGACCAATTCTTTTTCATCAGTGTAGACATTTTTATTCTTTCATCGACATCTTCAAATCGTTTATACATCGCTTTACTCGCCGCGATTTTTTGTTTTTCCCTATTTTCCGGTTTATTCAATGCTTCTAACATTGGAATATGCGATTTTCTTTCGACATTGGAATTGTGATGAAGGGTTATATGTTCCTTTATTGGCAATGATGTTAAATTATTAGGTTCATTATTAAACCTATTGAAATCCATGTGATGTATGGCATTACCTCTTTTTTGCATAGGCCCAAATTCTCTATGTGCATACTTCCATTCATTGTCTTTCATGTCATAAAACATAGTATAGTCATTGGTGTTTTTATTCAATTTTTCTGTTTTTGAATAAAATGGCATCAGTGATATACCCTCTGTCAAGTGTATTGCCTCTACTTCATTTCCGTCTCTGGTAACAAATTTGTGGTCGGGTGTGCAATCAATATATTCATTATTATCAAGAGTAACTCTAACCATTTCTGCGTTCTTTCGAGTAATGCCGGCCCATTCTATTTCACCTGACATTATTTTACCAGATTTTTGGTCTATTGAGTAAACATAATTTTTCTTACCATTATCATGTTCATTGATGATGTCAGAAAGTGGTAAAATACGACCATCAATAAGGTTGATTTTATTGGATAATCGGAGGCACTGTGGCATAAAATAATTTTCAAGTATATTGAATACTTCTGGTTCGTTTGTCAATGATCCTGTTTGTGGGTTATATGATTGTTTTTTGATAAACGATTGTTTTATTTTTTCCACAAATTTCATGGCTTTATCACGTGGCATAGCCCCAGTATCAATCTTGAATACTAATCTTTCAGGTGAACGGATAAGTCTATAGATAACAACGGATGTTTCCAATAATTTCAATTGATTGTATGGAACTTTGGCTTTTTCTAAATATCCAAGAATATTAAGTTTTGTTGCCCCATAAATGCCGTAGTTTATGAATCCAATTTGGGCAGGTTCAAACATGATAAGTTTGCCTTGTTGAACGTCTTTCAGGGCCATTTCTCTACTAGGCGGGCGTCTAAAATTAGGAACGAGATATTGATAATAACCCATAATTCGTCCAGTTTTTGGCTCATATTCATAGTCCATTGTTTCAGTAGGAAGCTTTTTGACAGCAAGAATTCCTTTGTTCTTGTTGTTGAGATCTATTACTCTTTCATAAAATATTTTTCCATCAATAAGATATGTTCTCAACCAATCCCACAAGGTATCATTGACATCAATTCGTTCATAGAATAATGATTTGAATTCCCTGTATAATATTTAACTAATA